AAGAACTTAAAGATAGAAAGAAAAAGTTTAAGCTATGGTAATGTTTAATGAAGATAAAATAATTTTAGATTTATGTGGTGGAACTGGCAGTTGGAGTAAACCATATAAAGAGAATGGTTATGATGTTAAGGTTATTGATCCACAAGAATGGTTAGAAGATGACTTTGGAACAGGAGATGTAAGACTGTTTAAAAAACCTAAAGAAAAAATATATGGAATACTTGCTGCTCCACCTTGCACACATTTTAGTGTATCAGGGGCTTGGTGTTGGGAAAAAAAAGGCAAAGAGCCTTTACTTGAAGGGTTATCTGTTGTTGATGCTTGTTTAAGAATTATATTAATTACAAAGCCTAAATTTTGGGTATTAGAAAACCCAGTAGGTAGATTGAAACATTATATTGGCAGCCCTGTATGTACATTTCAACCTTATGAATATGGAGATGCTTATAGTAAAAGAACTTGTTTATGGGGTGATTTTAAAATGCCTAATCCTACAGATATAGTAGAGCCTGAAATGGTGGAATACACTACAAAAAAAGGTGAAACTAAAAGAATGAGTAAAATTAATTGGGATAGTTTTAAGCTACCTAAAAATGAAAGAGCAAGGTTAAGGAGTAAAACACCACAAGGATTTGCAAAAGCATTTTATGAAGAAAACAAGTAAATGGGAAAGCCTAGAGATTAATGATAAGATCCATAGTAGAAATGCTGTAGATAAATGGCATTGGTCTAAAAAGCAAAGAATAAAACACCAGTATCAATTCCAAATAAGACATATAATGAATGAGAATAATATAGAGCCTACATCTGAAAAGTGTAAGTTAAAGATTACCTGTTACCTTAGAAGAAAGTATGATATAGATAATGTATGGGGTGGTATAAAAGGTTTTTTAGATGCTTTATGTATAGAAAGATTTATACATGATGATAGTGTTAAGTGGTTAGATATAGTGAGTTTGAAACAAGAAAAAGCTAGTAAATTTAAGATTTTAGTAGAAAGAAAGGTGCTATGATAGAATTAATATTAGATGATTGTATGAATGTTATGAAGGATTATCATGATAACCATTTTGATTTAGCTATTGTTGACCCACCTTATGGGATAGCAAGGTTTGGTGATAGGGTAGAGGTATGCAAAGAAGCAAAGATAAACAAATGGGACATAAAGCCATCTAAAGAATATTTTAAAGAGTTGTTTAGGGTTAGTAAGAATCAAATAATATGGGGAGCAAATAATTTTACATTACCTGAAACTGAATATTTTATAGTATGGGATAAAATGCAAACAGTAGATAATTTTGCTAGTGCTGAATATGCTTGGACTAATGTCAAAAAACCTTCTAAAGTTTTTAGATATTCAATACATCAGGTAATGTCTGATAGAAAAAAAGAAGATGGTAAAATACATCCAACACAAAAACCTGTTAAGCTATATGAATGGTTGTTGCATAATTATTCAGAAAAAGGACAAAAGATATTAGATACTCATTTAGGAAGTGGTAGCATAGCAATAGCCTGTCATTACTTTGGTGTTGATTTAGTAGGTGTTGAGATAGACAAAGAGTATTATGAAAAAGCAAAAGAAAGAGTTGATATGCTTACAAGACAAGAGGTTTTATTTTAAAGTGTTTTTAAAGTTGGTGCTTTCCTAGTTATACTAGACCTATGGCTAGACCTAAAAAATATGATATTGATACAAAGCAGTTAGAGCAGTTAGCTTCCTTTGGTTGTACTAATAGGGAGATAGCTAGTTTTTTTGGATGCTCTGAACACTTAATTAAAAAGAGTTATTCTAGTTTTCTGACAAAAGGAAAAGATGCAGGAAAAATAAGATTAAGAAAGCTACAATGGACTGCTGCTGAAAAAGGCAATACACCAATGTTGATTTGGTTAGGCAAACAGATCTTGGATCAAACAGACAAACAAGAACTAACAGAAGTTAAGCCTATAGATGAAATAGTATTTGATGGCATCTAATTTAACATTACACAAAGAAGATTACTTCCCACACCAATGGTCTTTTATAAAAAGTGGCTTTGTTGGTAAAAACAAATCTAAATCTATAGTTGCAATGGTAGCTGGGGTAGGAAGTGGAAAAACATGGGGATTCCTGAGAAAAACATTCATAAACCACATATCAAGAAAGAACAAAGATGGTATCAGCAATGGGTGGATTATCTACCCCACATACTCTTTAGCAGAAGAAGTATTTATACCACCATTTTTAGATATACTTTCAAGCAAAGGTATTCCATATGATTACAATGTATCTAAGCACACTATAAAAACTGCCTATGGAAATATAAAAATATTCCAAATGGTTAAGCCACAATCTATAGTAGGGGTGAGCTTGAGCTACTGTGGATTTGATGAATTTGATATTAATAGTGAAAAATATTGTGAAGTAGCATTTAATAAAGCTGTTGGTAGAATGAGAGATTGTGAAAACCCTGAAATATATATATGCACAACACCTGAGGGTATGAAATATACTTACACCTTAATGGTAGAAAAAGATGATGATAATAAATTTTTAGTTAGGGGAAAAACTACAGATAATGTATATTTGCCTAAGACTTATCTTAAATTATTAGAAGATAACTATGATGAAAAACTTTTAAAGGCTTACAGAGATGGGCAATTTGTTAACTTACAACAAGGTCAAACATACTACCAATTCAACAGAGATGCCAATGTTCAAAGAGTACAATACAACAGAACATTACCTGTTAGGTTGGGAGTGGACTTCAATGTTGACCCTGAATGTGCAGTCTTATTTCAACTTTATGAAACAACCCCAAAAATAAGAGTTTTTGATTGTATAGCATTATCACATAGTGGTGGTGGTGACCTACTTACTGAAAGGATGGTTAATACAATCAAGACTAAATACCCAAATAGTGAATATGTAGCATATCCTGATGCAACAGGACATAAGAGAGGCACAAGTGCAATGCATAGTGATATTGACTTATTAATGAAAGGTGGCTTTAAAGTTAAAGCAATGAAAACTAATCCACTTGTAATAGATAGAGTTAATGCAGTAAACAAAGCACTACAAGGCAATCTTGTTATTGATCCAAGTTGCAAAGACATAATACAGGACTTAGAAAAGACATCAAATAAAGAAGGAACTAGAGATATAGACAAGAGTAATAAAAACTTAACACATATGTCTGATGCACTAGGATATGCAGTTCATTGGGAATTACCAATAATAAAACCAACATTGGGGAGCATAAGAAGAATATGATACCATCAGCAAAACAATTAGTGCTTAATGCTAAGTATGATGCAGAGCAGAAAAGAAAAGATAAGTGGAAGTCAGCAAGGTTAGATGCCTTAGAGTATTACAAGGGTAGAAGTTTACCTTATACAATGAACTATTTTGATGATACATTGTTTGATAAAGTACCTGCTGCTAACATTAATGTGACTAAAAGAATTATTGATAGAGTATCATTAGTGTACATGAAGCCACCAAAAAGAATTTATACAAATGAAGATACCCCATTGTTGTTTCACCATAAAGACTTTAAGCTACAAAGAGCAGAAAGAATGACTAACCTGCTTGATGGTGTGTTAATAAAAGTATGTATGAGATATGGAGATAAGAATGAGCAACATATTGAGTATGATATAATACATGATTATGAGCCTATGTTTGGTGATGACCCATTAACTCCAATAGCATTTACTTATCCTATAGCTAGTAAAGACTCAGTCTTAGATGATACAGGAAAGCTGTATGTTTACTGGGATGCAGAAAATACATTTACATATGATGAGAATGGCAAGATATATACAGATGAAGATAACCCTGATATGATTAATCCTTATGGTGTATTACCATTTGTTGAGTGTTGGAGAGAAGGAAAGCCTGAGTCTAGCTATATGGACACAGATGCTTCTACTGATTTAATACAAACCAATACAATGATTAATGTAGCAGAAACAAATAAAAATGCTAATATGATGTTCCAGTCATTTGGTTATATCTATGTTAATGGATCTCAGATAGAAAAAGATGAAATGTCTATAGGCCCTGATAAGATTTCCTTTCTAGGTATAGATGGACAGATGAACATTGTAACACCACCTAATACTGTAGATGCAATAACTACATCTATTACAACAGCTTACAAGATGTTAGCTCAGAACTACCACATTGATATAAACTTTGTAGAAGGTACAACAGCACAATCAGGTGTTGCACTAAAATTAAGAAATACTGAATTGCAAGATGAGAGAATATCAGATGTAGTTAAGTGGCAACAAGTTGAAAAAGAATTATTTGAGCTTGAAAGACTAATGATAGCAGTTGATATGGGTAAAGATGCAGGTGATTTAGAGCAGGTTGACTTTGAAGAAACAATGGAAGTATTATCTGACCAAGAGCAAAGAGATAAGTGGGATTGGGAGTTATCTAATGGGTTAATTGATAAAGCAGATATACTTATGCAGAAAGACCCTGATAGATTCCCTGATAGAGATACTGCTGAAGATTACTTGTTTGAAAGAAGTGATGCAGACCTAGCAGATGATGATGAGGAAGTGGAGGAAGAAAATACATTACTATCACAACTAACTAGACCTGTATAATGGCTGAGTATCAAGGCAGAAAAGTAAGAATAGATAAGCCTACTAGAATCACTAAAGGTCAAGCAGGATATGGTAGAAAGAAGTTTCAAGTGTATGTTAAAGATGGTGACAAGGTTAAGAAGGTAATGTTTGGTGATCCTAATCTATCTATTAAAAGATTTTCAGATGAAAAAAGAAGAAGTTTTAGAGCAAGACACAAATGTGATTCTAACAAACCTACAGACAAAACAAAGGCTAGATACTGGTCATGCAAGTTTTGGCAATCAAGAAAGTCAGTATCTGATTTACTAAGTGGGAGTTGATGGATTAATGTCAGACCAACTATTTATAGAAAGCAATGCAGAAACTATTGCAGACATCATACTAGAAGTTCAAGAAAGAACTATAGCAGAACTTTATGCACTTAAAGGTAGCAAATCAGCAGAACAATTTATTTTATTTATAGAAAGACTTAATGTAGAAGAAGTTATAATGGCTAAAGCTGAAAGAGCTATAACTATATTTGAAGCATCTCACTCAGGTATGTTGCAATCTATACAAGGATTTTCTGACCTATCAGAAGAAACTCTACAAGCACTTATAAACTATAATACAAACTCTTTATTATCACAATTAGACAATATGGCTCAAGTAGTCAAAAGAGAAGTAATTAATGGCATTATTGCAGGGTCACCTACACAATTTGTATTAAACAA